ATCTGGCACCCAGCCTTCCCGTTCCCAGCCTGCCAAGATACCTTTGATGCCACTTATGCTGATACTGCTGTTGGGGTGGCATGATAGTTTCCAAAGCGTACTATTTGTCTTTAGCTTGGTGATTAGTTCTTGGCACGCCTTGTTGGCACGCCTCCAGCTAAGTGGGGCAGAAAATACCTTTTCCTTGTATTCTACTTCGGCCGTCCAACTTCCCTTTTGCCTGGAGATCATTACCGGGTAGTTAGCTGTGCATGGGACTAGTGGGTGCTTTGATACCCGGCACATAAGCCGACGCATAACCTGGGCTTGGCTCAAATCGCCACACTCAAAGAAAGCTACCCTGCGTCGTGCCAGCAAAGCACGGTAGGCTATTTCCGCAAGCCAATAGCTCTTGCCGCGCTTGTCCGGCCCCATGATGCCTATAAAGCCGTCCCGTTCTAGGGTCGTACCAAAGAACTCACCTAGGGCACCTGGGAACGTAACTAGTGCTTCGCTTTTGGCCTCGAACGCTTCGCGAATAGCTTCGGTGTCATTTAACACGTCCACACCGGCCCCAACACCAAGCTCCACTTTGTTCCAGCTAGCCACTCGTTCTATTGCTTTGGTAAGATTACCAGAGGCTATGTCGGACTGAATGGCCTCAGCTAGTGCCTCCATCTGCACGGTGTTGAAGTGACGGCCAGCAAGGTCGATCAAGTACTCAGCGTTCAGATCCCCGGCAGCTTCGTACTCATCCGACAGCGTTTCTAGAAAGTCGCCGATCAGGTGGACAACAGTCTTGTTGTTGGCCGTCTCAGCCCAGGTGTTGTATAGTGACTGTATCTCCTTTTTGGGTGGTGCGTCATACTTTGATAGGTATTCAACACACCAATTGCCCACAAGGTTACACCAAGGGCTACGGAACATCCCCCCTGGCTTCCACTGCGCTGCGATCCTGCTAAGGACCTGCCGGTCTAAAATCATGCCGGTCAGGACCTTTTTCTCGTCCGCGCCACTACGTTGTTCAATACGCATTACTTCTTCCTACGAGTACATGCCGGGAAATTTGACGTTTTCTGCCTTGGAGATGATTTGCTTGATGTTATTGCCAAGACTGTCTAGATCACTTCGCTTTTCGTCGTCAACTTCCCAGTTGGTGTCTTCATACCACTGTACCCACTCCATAACGACCTTAAGCTTGTCCACAGCACAGTCTCGCCGATGTGCCCTGTCTGTGCGGCCGCTCATGTCTGGCGGGAACACAGTTGTTTCTACCTCAACCCACCTAGGGATGTCGGGTAACTGAATGTTTTTCAATGTGCTGATTGCGTCTTGCAGCACACTGCCCTTGCTGCCGTTCTGGGACGACTCTGGTAGTCTGTCGAACCACTCCTGAAGCTCTTCTTTCAGATCATTCAGCTCGTTGCACGCGTCTTTGATGAGATCGGCGATTGTGCAGACATACATCTTGCCGAACAGTACGGGGTAATCAATAATCCTCGGCAGTTCCTTCACAATCTTGTACTTTACGCGTTCTCCCTTCTTCTCCTTAGGGAGTTTTTCGATGAAGCCTGATCGGGAAAGCACGTCTGGGGCGTGCTTGCTGTTGTACTTCTTCTTGAGCCCCTGTGCCGTCATTGTCTCCATTTGTTGCCTCCTTCACTCGGCATTTTTAACCGCCTCAATCAGTTGGTCCCATAGTGTGACATCGCCACACCACTCACTAGCCCACTCATACCCAATTTGCATCCACTCCGGGCAATCTGCCCTCCAGGCATATGGACGCAAATCCCCTCTGAAACCCTGCCGCCTTGCGACATCCCTAAACAGAAGTGTGAAATGGTTTATCACCATAGCCGTAGGTTGGGGCAACACGCGCAGGATGTAATCCCGGAACCGCATCAGCCTTTTCAAGTTGTCAATAGAGCTGTCTTTCAGCCCTACATTGGCAAGCTTGCCCCTCCAAGCCTCGTAAGCCACAAGGCTTGTGTCAATGGCTTGTTGGGCTGTTTTCCCGGCCCCCTTGGGCCAGTGCCATCCTTTGATTAACAGGGCTAGCTCATGGGTCTTTGGGTGCATGTTCATATGGCGACGACACATCCGGGTTGCCCGCTTACTAGCCTCGCCTCTGTTTAGGAAGCCTACCATGTGATTACTCCTACCCGTCCTTCCATGCAATCGCCACTAACGCCTTCTTTTGGTCTCTTACTCCAAGAATCGTTTCCGCAGTTCCTTTATCTCACGCTTAGGACTACTGGCCGGGTCTTTACCAGACAGGCACACCTGGTAAGTTTCCCCGGCGAACAACGACAAGTAGTCAGTCAACTTCCTTGCCCGTGCTTGTGCCTCCCTCGAGTTGTCAAAGCATACTACCCTAACAGGGTATTGCTTCATTTGTTCTAGTTGCTCTGGCGTCCAGTTGAGCCCAAGGGTAGCCACACCTCCCGGCCCAATGGCCCAAGCATCAGTAGGCCCTTCCGTGATGACAATAGCGTGCCCGGCCATATCAGCACCGTACAGCACGGTCTTGAGCGACACCCGCTCCTGTTCAGGCCGGGCAGATATGTACCGCACTGCAGTCTTGCCAATTGCCCTAGTTGTCCACGAAATAGGCTCATGTCTGTAGTGAATAGGTATGTATAGCCGCCAACTCAGCCTTGCATGAATGCCTATTCCTCGAACCCCCCATAGGGCTGCAATCTCATCAGGATCAAACCCTCGGTTTTCAAGGTACTTGCGGTGCGCGGGCAGCATGTCAGACACGCCGTCAGGGGCCTGAAATTTGCCCCTGGGCCGCACGACAACCGTCTCTTGTATTGGGGTAGCCTGCCGCAGCAGGGCAACCACTTCTCCGCCCGGTCTTCCGGAAAGAACAACTAGCGTCGCTACTAATGGCTTGGGGCCACATACCCAACAGTTTAGGTATCCACGGGCCTTGTTGAGCCCAAGATGAAACTTGTGGCTGTCCCGGCCACAGTCTGGGCAATCCATTTGCACCCACCCTGGACGACAGTGGTGGTGCCCAGATTCCATGTGTGGTATGCCTAGGTGCTGTAGTATCTCGACGTAGGTCATTTCTTTTTACTCCAGCAACATCCGGCAAACGCTTTGTTAAGAACCATTTGTGGGTTGAGTTGTACGACTTGCCTTCTGCCTCTTGAATTGTTCAGTAACTTGCTTCACCAACTGGTCAAAGATGTCGATATCACCAGTACGCTGCGACACCCCGTCCAGCACTGTAGAGCTGATCTTCTGCTTGGTTTGAATGATCTTGCAGAGCAGCTCTTCGATTGTACCCCTGGCAACCGGGTACACCATCTCAGTATGCTTCGATTGCCCAATACGGTGAATGCGGTCTTCTACCTGGGTGTGGTTGGCAGGCACCCAATCTAGCTCCACCGTGAGCAGCACTGGGGCTGCTACGATGGTGATGCCTGTGCCCGCCGCAATCAGGTTCCCAAAGAACAGCCGCTTTCGCTTGTCTGTTTGGAACCGCTTTACGAGTGCCTGCCGGTGTGCCCCCTGCGGTACGTCCCCGTCTATAAGCACAGCAATCTTCTTGTACCGCTCGTAAAGCCCGTGCCTAATGATGTCCTTGTGAATACCATAGACAGCTAATTTGTCTTCCGTGCTCTCCAGGTAATTGTCAATCCACTCGATAACCGCAGGCATCTTTGCCTGGGCAGCAATTCGTTTCAGATACCCAAGCTGGGTCATCTTGGCGGCTTTGGTTGCTTCCTTTCCTTTCTCTTGCAACCAGTTCACAAAGTCGTTGGCCACCCGATTGTACTCATCCATAGGGATGTCAATGGGTATGACGGTCCTTCGCTTGGGCGGCAGCTCTGACAGCACATTGGCTTTCAGCCGCCGCAACATCCCTAGCCCCTTCAGTCGATTGTGCAGCTCGCCTAGGTGGCTTGCTCCTCGGTAATCCCAGCCCCATGGCATCTTCACAGCCTTGCAGTACCGCAGGGCAAAACTGAAGAAGCTTGGAAAGTGCTGGGGCCAGAGCATGTTTAGGGTAGGCCATAGATCGGCAGGGCGGTTAGTGAGTGGCGTGCCGCTGATAGCTATTCGCTTTGGGGCAGAGTAGGCTAGCTTACGTAGGCTCTTTGTCCGCTTGGCATGCCGGTTCTTGTAGTTGTGGGCTTCGTCCCAAATGACAACCTTTGGGTTCACTGATTTTAGGATGTCAGCCCACCCCTTGTAAGTCTTCTTCTTGCCGCCCTCAAGCTTCTTGGTTATGGTGCTTAGAACATCTTGGCTCACAATCAAAATGCTTGGGGTTACGGACATGTCAAGTGGCTTAGCGTTCAGACCAGACAGTACAGCAGTTCGCAGCCCAAACTTTTCCTTAGCCTCGTCCTTCCAGTGGTGGGTAAGATGTGCCGGTGCAGAGATTATCGCAGGCCGCTGCTCCGGGTGTTTCTTTAGCCAAGCAAGAACCTGGATGGTCTTGCCCAAGCCCATCTCGTCTGCCAACAGAAGGACACCTCCAAAGTGGTCAATTGCTCTGACCCCTTTGGCCTGAAAGTGTGCAAGTTCTACCACAGCTACTTTCCTAGTTGCAGAATGGACGCCCGGCAGCTTTCATTGGTTGCCGGGCGTCGTTCGATGATGATTTCAATCTTCTTTTTGTCTTCTTTGGTAGTGCCAGTGATCCGCTCAACTGTGCAGGAGATGCCTTCAACGCATTCGTGTTTTTCGACGTCGATATCAACCACCACGAATTCGTTTGTGTCCCTTTCCACACGGATCTTCATGCCGTCGTCTGGGCGGATCATTCCGAACATTTTGGTCTCCTACTGTAACGCCAAAGCCAGATCGGCAAAGGCTTGTTTGATTCGCTTTGGTTCCCACCCCATCTCGTTCATCAGTAAGTTACGTATTGCAACCCGCAAGCTGGCTAAACACCCTCCACTAGGCTGTATGAAGGATGGTGGGTCAATGGCCAAGGCCGCAACCACCTGGGCATCGGGTGGAAGCTCGTTCTTCATCTCTTCCCAAGAACGTCGCGGCCTTGCCTCCTGTTCCCCAATTTCCTCCAGTACGTTGTACTCGCGTTTTGGCAGCCGCTGTTGATCTATCATGATGCTTCTCAGTTTGGTAGTGAAAAATGAACTGAAGCTGCACTTACGCGATCTGTCGAATCTGTCATAGGCGTACATGAAGGCGTCGTGCACCGCACTTACCACAACACCTTCTTCTACTCCCCTAGCAATGGTGTTGGCCATCCATGGCTTCAACCAATGCTCATTCTCGATGAAGGTCTCTTCCGCAGCAAGACGATTCAAGATTCGTCTTCGTCCCTGAATACGCATCGCCGCTTCCTCCGCTTGTCCACAAACAGTTCGTCTACCCCTACCCCTAGGACCCTAGCCAACCTATCCAGCATCTCAGGCTGGATCCATAATCTGCCTTTTTCCCAAGCGCTTATCTGCTGCTGGCTTACCCCTGCCTTCTTAGCCAACAGAGCTTGACTCCACTCTTTTTTCACCCGGTAGTAACGAAGTGTGTGGGCAAATGATTCCCTTGTCGTTTTCTGTTTGAGTGGCCTGGGCATTTTTGTCTTCCGTCAGTAATCGATCCAGTTGGGCTGCCATGCGGAAGTAGTATTCCGCACACCTTGTTTCTTCACTGGTGTGGCGGCGACAAAAACGCTTCTTGCACTCATTGTCTCGCCTCTGCCCCGCCACACCTAGTAAGTACACTGCCTTTGAAATGATCCGTTGCTGTCGTGCTGTCAAGTGCCCCATCGGTTCCCCTTAATGGTATCCCCAGGTCTTGCCCCCGTCGTGACTGTGCAGGCCCCCCATAACAGCGTTCTGGTTGGCTTTCCTGCCCGACATAGCCTCAGCCGTAGCAAGGGCCTGTTGTAAGGCGAATGATCCTGCAACTGTGAGCAGCCGGAAGGCGCAAGCGTCGTTCACTCCATTACGCTCTGCCTCTTGCCAGTTTTCGAACACGATGCCACCATTGGCATCGATCCGTATTGTTACCGTGCCGCCCTGGAGTGCCTGCTCCAGTTTGGCAATGGTTTCTTGGATCTCCCGTTCACGATCAGCCGCAGTTTGTCCCTGTCGTATTTTGCTTTCGCAAGCCATTGGAAAGCTCCTTAAACATCAATACGGCTATTGGGCCACACGATATAGACACGCACACTACGAACCTTGTGGGCGTACCGTATAGTGGCCCAAGTGCCGGACCGCTCCGAAGTCGGACATTCACAACATCAACAGGATCAGGATGATTGAGAACATGTCCCCTCCACTTCCAGCGTCTGAACCGGCGGCAACGGCGGCAACCAGGCGGTAACGATAGCGACGTGGGTTGGCATGTCCACGCAGCGTCGTGCGGCATTCAACGCCTCTTCCGGCGCTTCCCAATCTCCGCACGGGAACGATATGACTTCGCCGCCCACACCATAGACCACCGCCAGCTGCACCTTCACTGCCCCTTCCGGCGGCTGCTTGGCGAGACCGGCGCGGGCCAGGGTGACGAGGCGTTTCGTTAGTGTCCCTTCCCCAGGCATCAGCCCAATGCCCATCCTGGCTTCTACCCAGTCGATCAGTTCACTATCCGTCATGGGACGCATCCATGTCCCTTGCGGAGTGTTCATTGCCTCGATGTTCATAGTTGGTCTCCTTTTGTCCAGAATAACCACAGATCCGCAGTGGGCGGCTACTCAGCCACCTCCACAGTTGCCATTCGTTTCCGTTGCCCGGTGGGCATCTTGTCCTTGGGCTTACCGTCGTCCTTGGGGGCCTCCGTGTCCATGAAGGCAAAACGCATCTTGCTGATGGCCCCTAACTTGATCTTGGGCAGCACTTTTTCGATCTTCTCCTTGTTCTTGATTACCTCTTTGGTAATGAGCCTGGCGGCGTCCCGTGCCTCCTTCACTGCAAGGCTGACTCTGGTACGCTCCTCTTCACCCAGGAGGTCCCGCATCATAGCAGCCTTCTTGGCAGCTTCGCGTATTGCCTCGACGTCGCCCTGGCGTACCGCATTCTTCATGTCAGCAGCCAGTGCCCGCATCTGCTTGGCGATGTTGCGGGCAGCCGTCTCTTCGTCGCTGGTAATAAGGGCAGGCAGAAAGTTCAGGCGGATTATGGTGTGCTTGGCAGTGGCATTGAACTCTTCTATCATGAGCTCCCCAAGCTCTGCCGCCTTCTCCACGATGGGCAGGTCCTCCTCGGAGCAGATGAGCCCAAAGGGTGTCAGCTTGCACTTGCTGGAAATCATGCTAGCTACCTTCGCCCGTAGCAAGGTAGCCTTTTTGAATTCCTCGGAGTCTTCAATCTTCTTGGTAGTCTTCCACTCATGCTCCTCGGCCCCATTTGGCAGCTCCTCCTTCCGGATGTCTTCACGGAGGTACTGGATGCCACCACGCAACTCGGTCTTCACTGAGATTAAGTAACCCGGCTTAAGTGTGTACATGACGCGTCTCCCGCTAGGGTATTAATTATACGTACTCAGCCCTAAGTGTTAAAGGGTATTTTTGCCGTAAAATAGGTGTATTTTTAGCCCCTTTACCCTAACCAATTTCAACCCAGCTCGATTGCCCGACCCTTCCTTTTGGGGCTAGCGGTTTGCTTTCGAGATGCCCGCCTTGCTGCCCCGCTGTCTGCCCACTCGCGAAGCTTCTGGATGCGTTCTTTGCTGGTCTTGCTCAGTGGCACGGTGGCCCTGGCAGAGTTGAGCAGATCCTCGGTGGTGATGTCCCGGCCCTCCTTGAAGGCGGCAAACATGGCATCGGGAACTAGGGCAGCAATCTCCGCCCCAGAGAAGTCCTCGGTGGCCATGGCAATCACCATCGGGTCCACCATGGAAGGGTCACGGCCGTATTGCTCAAGTGTAGCCGAAACAATGGCTACCCGCTCTTGCAGGTTCGGCAGGTCAACAAAGAACAGTTCGTCAAAGCGACCTTTTCTTAAGAACTCCGGTGGCAGCTTGCTGATGTCGTTCGCAGTAGCCACCACGAACACAGGGCTGGTCTTGTCGTTCATCCACCGCAGGATGAAGCCCAGGGCGTCCTGAGCCACACCGCCGTCCGTTGACTCGCCAGATGCACCGGCCAGCATCTTTTCGATCTCGTCGAACAGCAAGATGCAGGAGCCAATGGCTTCCGCCCTGGCAATGAGCGTCCGCAGATTGGCTTCGCTTTCCCCGACCCACTTGCTCTTCACCTCACCCAGGTCAACGAGCAGCAGTGGCACACCCCAGGCCGTCGCAAGGCACTTGGCGAACATCGTCTTGCCACAACCGGGAACGCCCACAAGCAGCAGGCCCTTGGGCAAGGGCAACCCGAACTCCCGCGCCTCCTTGGTGAAGGCAAGCTTGCGGGTCCTGCCCCAGTCCTTGATCTCCTCCATGCCACCTATTGCGTCCAAGCCCCTGGGGTTGGGTTCCACCCAGGTGATGCCCATGCCCTGAACCAGCCGCTTCTTCTCGGCAATAAGCACAGCGGGGTCAATGTCCCCACCCATGGTCACCATGCTCTTTGCCCAGCAGTTGGAGGCCTCCTTCACGGTAAGCCCCATCACTGCGTCCAGCACTCTGTCCAGCTCGTCCTCGTTCTTCAGCTTCTCCATGAGCTTCCTGGTACTGGGCTTGTCGGGCGGGAGCGTCTCCAATGTCTCGGAAAGTGCCGAGAGCATGTCGGCCTTCTCCGGCATCGGGAACGTCACTGGGATAGCCACCCCGTCCAGATCGGGTGGGATGGTTGGGGAGGTGCTCAAGATGATCACAGCATTGAGCCGTGTGGGATCCTCCTGCTCCTCCAGTGCCCTTGCCAAGCTCTTGAGCCCACGGGTAGAGGCCGGGAAGGCATCACTGATCCAGCGGTGATAATC